ATGAATATCAAATCGGTGATATTTCGGAATCGTCAATTTGAATCTCTTAAAACCTTAAAAACGGAATCTGAAATTGCAGAATTTAAAAGCCAATTGACGTTTCTTGAAGCGGTTCCGGATTACGGAGACGGAGAACATTATTGCACACACAATATCGATATTGAAGTAGACGACGATCCTGGCAGGGTTTACAAGGGTAGATGGCTTTATTATTCTCGTGAAGGTAATTTTGCAAAACTCAATTATCAATTAAAGCCACGGTTTAAGTTGAAAAACTATAAGGAATTTAATGAATATTTAATCCGAATAGGCGTTGTCCCATAAAAATTACCTGCGGTTGGAATTTTATTTCGGAGATTTCTTAAGGGTTTTTAAAAAAAATAGAATATTTTATTTTTTAAGTTTTTTTTGTTCGAACCAGTTCCCGATTCTATTGTTATAAAAAACTTTATTTGCGAAACATAAATGTCCGCGAGCGTTACCCCCTTCGGGAATGTGCGTTAAAAACGTTACTGAATTTCAGTTCTTTTAAGTTTATTTAGGAAAATACGTGGGTTTAGCGAGAATTCTAATAATAGATTATTATTATACATAGTGAAGAAAAGCGAAAAAGATCAAACAAAATTTAGGAAGCGTCCCTATTTCCAAGGACGCTCTAAGGATAAATCTAAGAGTTAGAAGTGTTTCCACCGCTTCCGATCGGTAAGAATTTTGAAACGAAAGGAATTCGAATCTTGCCTTTCAGAATAAGAATCAATAAGAGAACCAACGCAATTCCAACGACCAAAAATACAATGAACCAGCCGATGCTTTGAAGTCCGTCAGCCCATCCTGCTTCGCGCTGTAAGTTTGCGTTTTCCTTCTGAGTCTTCTTCTCTCCTTTGATGGCGGCCCGTGCGTTCTTGTCTCCCGCCTCGATGGAATCGGCGGCGGCATTCAGAAGTTTACCGACTCGCTTTTCTCCCTTTTTAAATTGTTCTTTGGCTTCTTCTCGAAGAACCTGCGGCATTCCAACGCTATCCGGTGTTTGGGCCACGACCGTAATACAAGAATTTAATGGAATAAGATAGAAAAGAATCAAAACGAAAAAGTGAATTCGGTTCATTGGAATTCCTCCGTTCTCTCTATTCTTTCACTCCCAGACTTTGCATGTCCAAGCCCGGATCTTTCGAAAATTCCTTTCACGATTTTATTGTAGAGTAGAATCGTTGCAAGATAACAAACGAAAAGTCGGATCCCTTGATAAGCCGCAAGCGTCCATCCCGGAAGAACTTTACAAATCTCTTCCTTAACAGAATCGAATGCTACGCAGTACGTAAAGACTTCCGGCATCGTGAGCCAATAGAAAATGTTGTATGGAACGGCGATCAACGTAGCGACGACAAATACAACGAGTCTTTTGTTTTTAAGCAGGAAACGATAGGGAAGATTCCGAAATAAAACCTGCGAAACGGTTAAAACAAGACTCATATAAAGCCCATTGAGAAGAACTGTTGGAAGAAGTTCGATAATAGATTCGATCATGTTCAACCCCCCCTTATAACAGCCCTTTGTCTTTTAAGAACTTTTCGGGATCGGTTTCTTTTTTCCAATCCTGTGCTTTCTCGTCCCAAGGCCAAACCTCGAAGTGTAGGTGGGCGCCTAAACTATATCCATAGTTCCCGGATTTTCCGATCAGATCACCCGCACTAACTTTATCGCCTTTCTTAACTCTGGGATCCGTATGCTTAAACTTATAAAGGTTTTTCGAATGAACACCGATCGCAAGAACGAAAGGAGTCCAAGCGCGATCTTCCGGAACTTCGCCTGATTTTACTAAATTAACCCAGGTGTTTTTTTCCCAGCGGAACTTAACGGGAAATTTTCGATCCCTTCCAAGAACGGTTTTAATCACAAGATCTTCCGGAGCGAGAACATCATTATAACCTCCGAGATCGATACCTAAATGAAATTGCCTGGATTTCTTTCCGTCGATGTTTAAGTATCTCCATCCATAAGGTGAGGTGATATGTGGATCCGATACCGGCAAACGAAAGATAGGATCCCGCTGAATTGGAATGTTAGATATCGAAGCGAATGCTTCTTTTTTTGAAATTTTCTTCGTGCTTAATACTGATGCCGAAGACTCGTTCCAGTAATTTTGATTCGTTTGAACCGCTTTTAGATTTATAAATTTCCTGATAAGCGGTATAAGAAGATTGAGAATTTGTAAAATCATTTTGGAGTTCCTCCGTTCTGAAATTTTGCGTGAATTTTGTGGAGGAGTTCCTTCTGCTCGTCGAACTTCTCATCGAACTTACTGTCAAGTTTTTCGATTCGAGTTTCAATTGTATCTAACCGTTTATCCGTTGTGGAAGCAGTCTGCCGAAGTAACGCTGTTTCCAACGTATGCGATTTTTCTAATTCCATCATTCGATCCGATAAGCGATCCGTCTTCGATCGTTCTTGAAGCAAAAGGTTTTTACATTCTTCTCTTACTTCTTTCACCTTCAACTCCGCGTATTCTCGCTCTTCTTCACGCGCTTTCAAAATCTGTGCTTTTACTTCCTTGCGAATTAAAAACCAAAGAAAAAGTGATAGCGGAGAAAGGAGAGGTAGATATTTAAGAAACTCTTCCATCCAGGATGGTATCCTAAATTTAACCGTTGAGGACAATTTTAGAAATTACGATTGTCTCCTAAGTCTTTTCTTTTCTGGCTTTGATCCTTTTTTCTAATTTCTCATAATATAGCCCGATTCGCGCAGTCTTTAGAAAGTCTGGAAGGTTTTCAAACTTACCTGGACGCCAACCTTTCTTGAACATATCTTCGCAGTGGTTCATCCAAAGGTCTTCTGTTTTCGCCATTCGGACCGCTTCGGACTCCGGCGAATCAAATTGTTTTTTGCAATGTGGGCATTCGATTTTATGATCCATAAAATTGTTATTCAATTGATTTTTGTTTGCGAGTTCTTCCTAACTTTTTCCTTTCAATATCAGTTGACCTCGTCGCTATTTTGAACTCTATAAAATTTATAATTTCTTTAATGTCTTTCCTGGAAAGTTTCTCTTTGAGATTTGATATTATGTTATTGTAATTTTCTTGATTCTCTTCTGGAAAAAATGAAGAAATCGGAACTTGGAAAAATTTAGAAAGTAAAAAAAGATCATCGGACTTTGGTTTATATTCTCCAGTTTCCCACCGAGAAATTGTATTTGGATTCTTACTTACATGTTTTGCCAAATCTGTCTGTGAGATCCCTTTGCCGCCGTTATACTCTTCTCGTAAAGACTTTATTTGATCTGCTATATACTGATTTAGATTTGTTAGAACGAAATTGCTCATCATTGTAGTCCTTATTTATCAATCGAAATTTAACTCAAGCTGTGTTCTTGTTTCAGCCATTTGGATTTTACGTTGCGCTTTATTGAAATATTCTTTATCCCTTTCCATTCCGATAAAATTTCTTCCAAGTTCGGTCGCCGCGATTCCGGTTGTTCCGTGTCCCATGCAGTTATCGAGAACCGTATCTCCTGGATTCGAATAGGTTTTTATAAGATAACGAAGTAGCTTTAGGGGTTTTTGCGTTGGGTGCATTCCGATTTCTGACTCGGAAGGAAAACACAGAACTGAATCCGGGTATCTTGATCCATCATCCAGATATTGATAATTTTCACTTTTCTCACCGCGAATCGTAAAGACCGTCGATTGATTTCCGTTGCCGAGTGTCTTACCTTTTCTTTTGTAACGCTCATCTATTACGTACTTGATTGGATTGTAAACCGGTTGCTTTCCATAGAAAATAAGAATGTTTTCATGACTCTTATTCGGTCTCGATTTTGCGTTTAGGAAACCGCTCGCCTTCGTCTTATACCAAATCAATTCATATCGAAAATTCTTTGGGTTACTGTTGATTAGGTAATTGGTGAAAGGCTGGCTTCCTGTAAGAATGATCGGGGTTCTCTCTTTGGAGATTCGTTCGTATTCCGGCCAGAGCTTTTCCATCGGGATAATTACATCCCAGGAACAGTCTGTTGTTCCGTAAGGAAGATCGCAAAGGATTAGATCCACTGACGAATCTGGGATTTTTGGAAGATTCTCTAAACAGTCGCCATAATATAGATGATGTGTTGCCATAAGGCTAAACAAAAATGTAGCCCTTTTGGACAAAATCGAAATCCTCCGAAGAAGTCCAATAAGTCTGTTAAGTAGATTAAAACTTATCACTACGCTTTCTCGATTTTAATCTAAATCTTTTCCGGTTCCGGATTCCGATCGATACATTCAACCATTGCTAATGCGACAGCAGCTACCTGTATCAATTCCTTTCTGTATTCAGAATGATCATTCTTTCCGTCGTAATTGAAATGAGTTTCGAGCGCGGCCTTATTTACCTCTCCAACTTCTTCGCCGAGGATCACACACCATTCTATAGGATTGTGATTTTGTTCTCCCCATTTCTGATCTTGCCTCTCTCTTTCTCCAAGTATCTCTTGAATGATTTTTTCTTTCATATTGAACTCCTTATAGATTGAATGTTTTAAGAATGAAAACGGTTAGAAGTAATCCGATTAAAGATCCGAAACCGGCACCGGAAGCGTAAGTTATGCGATCCTGCAAAGTTCCAAAAGCGATCTTTTGAACGTTCCACGTCCATACGAAAGAGATCAGACCTCCTACAAAAAAGACCGCAATGTATTTCTCTTTACTTATGAGATAAGTATTGATCGCGACTAAGAATACTTGAACAAAACCAGTTGCAAATAAGCTGAACCGAGATTTCCAAATAAATGAAGCAATGATCAAAGCAGGAATTGCTAAAAGCGCCCAAACGGCCAGTGTTGTCACAATCGTATATCCCATAATCAATTCAAAAATTTCAAAATTACTCATATTATACTTTCATAAATATACAAATTGCTCTGACTCTATGATTGGTAGAAATCGAAAGATAAATTTTCCCTTCGAGCATCCATTTGTCTCCGGCATACTGAGGAACTACTTGATCAAGCCAAACAAGATGTCCTCCTGTTTCGAGTGCTTTCCAGGCTTCCGCCAGTACTTTACTTCTACTGACCATTATGAAACCGTAATGTTCAGCGTCTTCATTCGTATAGGGTGGGTCTGCAAGAATCAAATCAAGTGGATAGCCCAAAATCGCGCGAACATAAGAGGAAAGAAGCTCCGCATCGCCCACGATTTCAGGCTTTAATTCTGGATTTTTGTCCATACGAATATAAGGACCGGGTGGAGTTTTGCCGCTGAATAGGTGGAGAACTCTGCTTTTGTCCGGAAACATGGGAAGAAGTCTTTTTAAATATTGCTCCGGATAAGCGCCGTGGTAATCGGAAGTGTTTTTGTAATTTTGTCCAAGTTCCCATTCACCATAAAGCCGGTCCTTGAAGATATGTAACGGAGCGTAATTCGGGAAAGACTCGTTATAAAGTCTTGCCCGATCCTGAATGTTAAGAGAAGTGATTTCAGAAATCATGAAGTTGACTCCGATTTGAAATCCGCGACGGCTGTGGTTCTACAACCTCCGGCGTGATAGGGAGGCATTTTGTTTCTTAGGAAACTCGTGATTTCATCACCGGATTTAGAAGCAATGTCCAGCTGTCTCAGTTCTGACTCGGAAGGATTTTGCCGATCTTTCCAGAAGTTGTCTCGAGTTGGATCATCCGCTAAAAATTCACGAACGTATTGAACGCAAGTTTGAACTTCGATCGTCTTTCCGTTCATTTCTCGACAAATGTAAGATGTGTGATCATCCATCACTGCCACGATTTCAAGACGTTTGATTCCGATTTGTTCAAACCTCATCGTCCGAGAAAAATTTCGGGATCTGAGAATTTGACCTCTCACGATGTCGCCTAACTTGCTTCTAAGTTTGGCTTTCGGAGCTTCGCCTTCTTTTTTCTTGCCGGGCTTCTCCTTCGACTCGGGTCCAAGCAGTTCATCTTGAAGTTTACGAATTGCATCGTCCGTTGAGCCCGTTTCAACTGCCTTCCTGATCGCGTCTTCAATTTTGTTTATATCATCTTTGCGATCAAACTGCTTTCCAACATCGAATTTGTATCCTTTATCAAAAAAATCTAATATGTCTTTGTTTGCTTGAACTTTAGGAGGATTTGTTTTCGCACCAGGGTTCTTCGTATCCTGTCCCGCATCCCAGGCTTTTGAAATCGTTTCTCTCCACGCTTTAGCCGTTTCTTCCGGAAATTTTTGTCCAAGTTCTTTCTCTAACGTATCCCAAATCGTATTGATCGCATCCGTCTTCTCAATTCCCTTTTTTGAAATTTGATTGAGGACTTCTTTGACTCTATCTTCGTAAGAGGAAAAGAAATGAGAAACAAAGGCGTCCTCGATCGAAGCATACACCTCTTTTTCTTTATCTGTCCAAGCGCCAAGTTCTACAAGAGTGTCGAGGTCTCCGCAAACGTGTGAAGTTTGTTCGAACTGTCTATTCATTAGGAGTTTTTTTTTACTCCCTAAATCCGGGCTTTCGGAGAAACCAAAGCCAGTGCCGCCTTGAGTTTCTAATTTATCGGGATCAAACCACTTGTCACGTCCTAAGAGTTTTGCTCCGTCATCGGGACTGATGGCTCCGCTCTTTACCATAGAAAGAACAAGTTGGAATTCCTGATTCTTTACTTGCTCTTCCGTTAGTTTTGCTTGCGCATCGGAAAGTGGATCGAGCGAGATTGATTTCTTCCAACTTGCGTCGATTGATTGAAAACGATTTCCTTTGAGTAACTGATCGAGTGTAATTGCGCGGATGAGAAGTTGAATTACCGGATACGCATAGTTTCCAAGTTTTAAAAGAAAAAATTTTCCTGCGACTTTTATATATGTCTCTGTTACTGCATAAGACCTCCCAAGGAGCGACAGATCAATATCTGCTCCAGATGAAATCTGTTCTTCGATGTAACGAGAGATCGCCTCGAAGCCGCCAGTCTTGGACGCGTCAGTCAATGTGTGGTGATCGACAGTCGTATCGTCATACGTTGCAAGAAAACCGGATTGAGAATTTTTTTCAAAGGATGCTTTCGCACCTTGTAAAAATTCCTTCTGTTGGTTTTCGTATGTCTTTGCATCCGTTCCCGGAAGAAGCCTGGGTCTTTTGAATTTCGCAATTACAAATCCTAAGAGTCCCCATTTATTCAAAGTTTTGTCGATATTATCTTGAGTCTTGAACTGAGAATTGATCCAACGGATAGCGGAAAGAAACGGAGGGATTGCGTATGGAGAATCTTCTTCTCGCTCGATCGCTTCATAAATGTACTGTTCTTCATTGAGTCGGATATAGCCGAACTTCCCTTTTTCATACGGAATGAAACGAACGATGCTGTTTTCATCCAATTCCTTTTTGAATCTAACATTCTCAACAGAAATCAGACGAATCTCCGCTACGGAATCAAGATTTAAAGACGGAACAATCTCAGCAGATAAAGCTCCAGTTGTCAGAACTTGCCTGAGTAAATGGTTTGTGATTCCAGGATGTTTTTTGAAAAAAGAATCAATGTCGGCTTGAATCTTTTTTTTTCCATTTTCATCCGAGTCTACTTTCCATTCGATTCCAGAATTTCCGAGAGTAAGTGATCTTTTTACCGCTTGCGAAAGATCTGGAAAAGCTACTACGAGTTTTTTGATTAAGGGAATGGATTCCAAAGGAAACGATGGATTCACGTCCTGAACGAAAAACTCAGTTTCTTGTCGAAAATCTTTCAAATTCTTGGAACTTGAGGCAAATTCCATAAAAGAGGAAGTGCCTAAAAAATAATGAGCCAATCTTTGCCAAAAATTCATTATGCAAACCCTCCGTATCCGGAACCGCCGGATCCTGTTCCCGAGGTTTCATAAGCAATTCTTAATGAATTGAGAGCCATTCCATAATGGTTCGGGACTCCTTTCTTAAACGACCAGAGTGGTTTTCCATTCTCGTCTTCTCCTTTTTCGCGGACAAGCATGGTAAGATGAAACTTAAATTCTTCGTATACTTTGAGATCTGACTCAGAAAGCAAGAGAGGATTCGGGAATATGAAAAGACCATTTTTGATTGCATCCACTGTGTCTTGGAGAGAGTCGTCTCGGTTTACATTGATAACGCCGACTTCATTCGCACCGAGGACCACCTCTGAATTTTCACGAAACTTTTTTGTAAAATATTGGATCTTCAAATTGTCAGGAAACCTAAGCGCCATTCGTAAAGACCAGTTCCGGTTCGGTAAAGCGTCGATGATTCCATTCAGAACGCTGAACTTGGTGACATGTTCCGCATAACGTTCTTCTTCCAGTACGCTTATCTTGTGAAGTCCGATAATTCGGATTCTTCCGTCCAACGTTGGTTCCCCGAAAACCTCATGAACCGTGTCTCCTTGATCCGCACCATGGTAAGTAAAATAAGGAGAATGATCTTTAAGCCCTTGATCCCCCTCCCATTTGCAGATTTCATCAATTTGTAAAGGTTGTTCTTCGTCAGAACTATAGGGCCATCCGATTATAGAGATTGTAAGATTTTTGCGCTTTGCACTCGTTACTGCATCCAAGAGTTTACTGTAAACAAAGAACGGTGTTTTTGGAGTGAATAATTGTGAACATTGGTAGCCGCGACGATTTGATTTTATTTTCGCTACGTATTCCCCTTTCTGATTGTCCAGTTTTTTTCCGCACTTCTTGTTTTCACATGCGTAAAATACGTTTGTCGAATTCGGATTTCTCAATGCCTCTTTATCAGAAAATCCGAATATACTGATTGGATCTTTCAACCAGCGCTCAACCAAATTTGTTTGATGTCCGCAGGAGGGGCATTTGAGGAAACGAAACCTTTGATCGGTTCGCAGGAAATCTGCATGGATCCCCATATTCGGAAATGAAGGTTGAGACCCTCTCATGATCCAGTTTAATGCCGAAGCCAAGAGGCGATCGGAAACAAATTCTATATTTTCTTCGTCATGTTCATCGACCTCGTCTAACATTACAATATCGAGATCGATCGTTTTAGTTCCTCTTTTTGTCCATGTACCACGAAACGCGAGCGTTGCGTCTCCAAATTTTTTGATTCTCGTATTGTTTACATAGGCTTCGTCTAACTCGGATTTGAGAATCGGACATTGAGAGGAAAAGAACGGATCAACTCTATCTTGGACAAAGTCCTTCATCGATGTGTCGTCCGGAAAAAATATTCCACCTTTCAAATTCGTTTTTCGGATCTTTCTGGCGATACGGGCCAAAGCCCAAAGAGAATACCCGATTTGTCCCGGTTTAATAAACGTAATATCTTCGTGATCTTGTGATTCTCTTGAAATATCCCTCCAGAAAGAATATCCTTCAAAGCTATATGGGACTAGCCCCTCTCTTCCTTTTACATATACGTTATGCAATAGAAATTCTTCTAAAGATGTCCTATGATTGGGAGATTGGGTGATGTTATCCAGTTCTTGAAAGAATTGATCTTGAGCATTCGATTTCGGTTTAATTTTCGCCATCAGTTAGCTCCGGTAGGAATGCGATATCGATATCCCTCATCGTTGAAACTTCTCTTTTGATATTTGCGATGTACTGAGATAAAACTTCTGGGTTTGATTGAAAAAACTTATTCAATTTCGGAGTACTTTTGATTGCTCGGTGAACACCACGAGCTACTTCAACGGGTTCGATTCTATCCTTTTCTTTTTCGAGCATTCGCTCGATGTCGTTCATGAGTCCGCGAAAAGTATTTAACGCACCTTCACCGGATTTGAATTCAATCGTCAAGTTCCCTTGTTTATCGAAAATCTGACCCTTGAGAGCTTTGAATGTTCGAACTGTATTTACGCGGAGTGTTGTAAGACTGATTTCCGCTTCTTTTAAGGCTTCGTTTCTTGCGTTTGAGAGCGCTTTTTCGCGATCTTGTTCCGGCGTAGTCCCAGTCGTCTCGTCGATTTCGGACAACCAATTTCGGATCGTGTTCGCAGTGAGCTTCGGATGTTCTGGTTTCAGAGCGCTTGCAATCTGCTCCGGGTTGTAACCGGATATTACAAAAAGATTATACGCTCTGCGTTTTAGTACTTTAGAATAAGACACAGGGAACCGTATTCCTTTTCGTTGAATGTTTCCAAACAGAAATTGAAGTTTCTGTCCCCTATGTCTTTTCTTTTCACGCGGCTTCTACGTCTGCATCCGCAGAGATTTCGTCTTCGAGCCTTGCAGGCTTGATATACAAACGCTCCTTTTCTTCGTTCAGTTCGACTCCGATTTTCTGATGAGCCGCAAGCGGATCCGCGATGATTGAATCTTTGTTCAGCTCCAGTTTTGCACGAATGAAAACCTTGGAAAGCCTTACAATCCATTCGTTGTATAACTGCAAAAGACCGTTCTCAGCCAGGATCTTCTCGAAGAGTTTTACCGAGGATTTCGTTCTTACCGAAGCGGGAGTCTTTCGATAGTTGAGCGTTCCGGAAATGAGTTTGCAGGTTTTCAAATTCGGATCGGGGAATAACTCTTCTCGGTTCTTTTGTACGAAGTAAGCGATCCCGGAAGTTACGTGATCGATTTTCGACTGAATCGGATAGAGAGTTTCTTCGAGTTCTGTGCGAATCTGAGAAATCTTTTGATTCGCTTCGTTCACGAGTTTTTCCTTTTCAAGCATCTGTTCACCCATGTATTCGAGTGCGGCTTCAAGTTCAGTTCGGCTTTTGTAATCGTTGTTCGGAAGGTCCGCAAGTGGTGGGTGTTGCTCCTCGACTTTTTTAGTCTTAGCCATTGTTTGTTTCTCCTTCCGTTTTTGGAGTTACGTCAACCGCAACGGACTTCGATGTCGATTTGACTACGTCCGCTTTTGGAATTCGTTTCTTACGTGCGACCTTTTTCGGCGCCGCTTTTTTCTTAGCCGTTTTCACGGACTTTTTCTTTGTCTTCTTTTTTGCTGTCATGATTATCCTCCTTTATTCAAAAATCATCATGTGTTTCAGTAAAAATCGTTTTGTCGTACTGATTGGATTTACCACGAATCCGACCTATAAGCTCATTTTTTACGATGGCTTCGATTTCGGGGGAAACGTCCCCATCACCTTTGATTGCGTTTTCGATCGTAACCTTATCCAAATCTTTTTGATAACGCTCTTTGATTCCTTCTCGTATCTGTTTTATGGAAATTTTAAGTCGATCCATAATTCTGAGATAACCATCGGAAAGAAAGTTGCGTACGTGATTTTCTCGGATCGTGGAGTCCGACAAAACCTCTGGGTATGCGAACGCGATTCCAAGAAGAGCATTACGAATTGCTAAAGGAGTTCGATATCTGCATCCTCGAATGAGTAATTCTTTTGTTTTCTCTCCGGTTTTGCCGCGTTCGAATTTGACTTTAAACCCTTCTTCCGCGATCCGAATCAGTTCCAAGCGATCGAGTTGGCTCATCGGAGCTTGAATTGTTCGGTATCCGATTTCTGGGCTGGAAAGAATGCTTGAAATACGGGTTTCCGGTTTCATAAACATTAGGATTGAAAATAGGTGATCGTCTTTTTCATGCGCGATCTCCCAAACTTTTTTTAAGTCGCGGAGTCCACCGATCCGTAAAGCCTGCGCTTCATCGATGATCAAAACGACCTTTCTTCCAACACCTCGGGCCCAGATCAGAAGTTCTCGGAGTTTGAAATATCTTTCGTTTAAGTTTCCCGGAACTTGTTCTCCGGGACGAATCGCTTTGATCATGTGTTTCATCACGAATGCGATCGAAAGACCACCGAGCGAACTCTCCCAAGCCGGTCCTACGTGAACGAGAATGTATTTGTGAGGCTGATTGGAAAAGAATTCAAGAAGACTGTTATACAAGTACGTCTTCCCCATTCCGACCTCTCCCGTAATCGCAAGCCAGGAATTGTTTTTAACAGCTTGATACGATAGCTTGGTGATCTTGTCGGTGTTTCGAGTATTTACAAAATCCGGTTGTTTGGTCAAAAGTGCGTTCATCTCTGTCTTTCCTTACTTGCGAAATACTCACTGATCATTTCCACGAGATCGAGAACCTCTTGCGCGGGAATCGATCCTATTTTGCGTTTGCAGGATTTCAGATTATAGAGAACGATCTTGTCGATTTCCTCATCCGGAATTTCTTCACTGAATCCAAGTTCCTCCAGAAGCCAATCATACGCGTCGTCCACCGTGGAAAATTCAGTCGGTGGCGCGGGGGTATGGGTCTTCATTTCCAATTTTGGAATATTCAGTTTCCCATATGGAGTTTCCGGTAGATCCGGAAGGACATCCGAAAGAACGAGGCTTCGTTCCACGGACTTCGCGCCTCTCAGAGCTTTCTTTCGGTTTCGTACTCGCTCGGTATCCTTAAATCCTTTTCTACCACCCAGGTTTTCATACGATCCGGACGTTCTTTCGATCGGTCCTTGGTCATCCAATAAGAGGTGTTTCCCTTCGCTTGTGGTTGCGATGTAGGAACCGTCGTATCGTTTGTAGATCGAAACTTTTTCCCCACAGCGATCGATCGCGACTTCGTCGGCTGAGTAGCGTAGAAGGTATTTTCTTGCTTCGATCGAAACACATCCGTAGGCGTCAACGTCCCGAATGAGTTCGGACACCATCGCGTCTTTCAAGTTCTGTTTCGTGACAGCCCGGATCGGATGGTTTTGAACAGAGGCGAGCCATTTCGCATAACTTCCTATTTTATCGTTCCTGTGAATTTGATAACGGTAAAGGAGTTCGTTTAACTCGTCGAGATTCGAAATCATTCCCTTTACGATCCGAACTTCACAACTTCGTTTGATTGCCGAAATCCGACTTTCTACTGGACCCTTAGCCTTGGAGTGTCCTGGAAAGTGGGGAATCCATTTGATACCCAATCGATGAAAAAACGGATCGAGTGTTTTGAATGCGGAGTGGCCGTCTGTGTAAAGTATCTCTTGAAGTCCTTGTAAGGGAATGTAATCGTCTTCTTTTGGAAGGACGGCTCTTGAAAAGAAGTCCGCCCAGTCTGTTGAATTCTCTCCTCCATGAATTGAATCGCTTCCGATCGCGCTCGGTGCATACGCATACACAAAAAACGCCTTTGAATGAACATCCACCGCGACATAGATATGAATCTTTCGTAATTGAGAGTCTTCCGATCCTTCGTAAATACGCGTTAGTCCTGCTTCCAGATCCGGGCGAACCGCAAGATATTTTTTAGATGGGTGCAAATACACCGCGTTCAGCGGTGAAGCGTCGATCATCCACGAACGATTTGCGTACGGTTCCGACCAAGTGATCGATGCCAATGGCTGTTTCACTTGACGTCTTGCGAGTCCCTTGTCTCGTAACCACCTCCCGAGTTTGTGCCTGTCCCAAACGCCAACGCGGATCTTTCCGAGTTTCTCTCCAAGCTCGATTGCAAATTCCTGCGATTTACCGTAATCACGACTCAGTGCGTAACCGACCGTTTTCGCATTTCCTTCCGTTTTCATTTTTTTCTTCTGCTCGTGTAGAACTTCACCGGCGTACATGAGTTCTGAAAGAATGAATCCCTCTTTGTCACGAAGATCTTTTTCCAAACTCCCAAGCCTGGATCCTGTTTTTTTACGTTTCACTTTCGAAACCGAAACGACTGCTTCTCCTTTTTCCAAGCGGTTGAATATGTCATAGATTCTCGGCTTAGAAAGTCCGAGAATTCGAATCGCCTTTTGAACAATTTCACCTCGGATTTTCGAGTTTTGTATTACTGTTTTTGCATAGTTCCACTCACGGAACAGTGGTATCACAATTCCTAAATCCAGAACTTTCATCCAAGATCCTCCGTCATGGGAACCGGCAAACAATCCGACCATTTTTCATGGATCGATTTGTAGATTCCGGAAAGTGAAGTTAAGAAAATGGAAACTACTTTACCATTTTCTAAACTATGATCGAGTTTCGAAAAATCCGAATCGTGTGCCGCAAGAATTACATCCGCTTGCGCTTGAATCGAGTTCAAAGACTCCATTAGGATTTCTGAAATTTCTTGTCTTTCCCGGAACGCCTTTCTTACCGCCGGGGAAATTCCTGTTTCGTGAGTTTGATCATCTACGATTTTATGAAGTTCATCCATCGAAGCTTTGTAACTTGCGGCTTCGTTTCTCGTATTCGTAACCTGGTTTTCCAAATCTCCGATCCGTTTGTCTTTATCCGAAAGAATTTTCGAAATCTCTTTCTGATTCTTAGAAGCAAAACTTTTTTCGTAATCGGAAAGGCTCATCGCTCTTCCGTCCGGGAAGCGAACCTCTCCGTCCTCGAAAAGTGCGTTCTCTTCCTTGAGTCCTTCGATGATTCGAAGAAGCGCCTTATCGCTCTTGCCACCTAATGACTTCCGATTGATTTCGGAGGAAAATAGTTTGTTCACGGCAGGAAGTGCTTTTTCGATTTTCCACCATTCGAAAACAGTATTCTCGGTTACAAACTGCTCCATCCCGGTACATCCAGGAATTTCAAGAAAAAGCTGCTCCTGGTTGACTTCGGCGAGCGCCACAAGTACGGTTTCTTGGCCGACCCGAATCATCTCGGTTCCTGCACCGATTTGGTGCATCAGGTAGTTGAGTCTTGCTCTTCGTAGTTCCGGCGTTACCAGTGGAACAGGTGAAGATTCTCTCGCAACAGCCGTCGATTCGGCCGTAGTCGTTGCCGAATTTTCTTCTTCTCGCCAAACCTTCGCAACGGACTCTTGCTTCTTTTTTTCAGGAGCCTTCGTCTTTGCGGGTTGTTGCCCCGTAGTCTCTTTTTTATCTTTCTTTTTCTTCATTCTTCTTCCCCAAGCTGATCATTTCTATTTTGAGTTCGTTTATAAATTCTTCGTGATCTTCTAAAAGATTGTGCTTTCGCAGAAAAACCATAGTACAGGCGCTTGAATCGATTAGGACTTTTACAATGTCTTTCATATCCGTAATGCCCGTTGAGATAAAAGATTTCAGAATGGCATGTCGGGCAATGAATAGTTCTGTTATGTTTTTATCCACGGCTTTCATCCGATTTAATATATTTTAATATTCGATTCCATAATGTCTTCTTTTTGTAGTGAAGCATCGCGGGTTGCAGGTAAACGTAACTTTTCATACAATCATCCTTAAGAATTGTTTATGAATTTTTGTAAGGTTTTCATTTTTCTTATATTCTTCCGCCGGATCCAAATTCAAATACGCGGGTCTCATCTTTTCTTCGATCGATATCAAGAGAGCCAGTTCTTTTGAAGTATGTTTTTCTTTTTGAACTTCATGGAGCCGATTCCAATAGGCTTTGAATTCGTTTTCGGATAGCCCGGAATGAATCAATGCCTTACGATATTTAAGCAGATGCGCTTTCATTCTTGTTTCTCTTGCTGAATGCGTTCTTCTGTAAGCTCTTCGTTTTGCCACTCCGCAAAATCGGCAATCTGGTCGCTCTTTTCTATGTATATTTGGAAAACTGCGGATCTTGCAAGGGCCTTCTCAGCCAGTCGTTTCCATTTCTCTGTCGCACTTGCTTCCGTTCCGAGTTCGAGCAAGACTTCGTCGGAGTACTTTTGATATAGCGCTTGGCGCAGAAATGCGATCTGTTGAACCGTTTTCATTTTATTCTCTCTTGATTTGTATGATTGTATTTTTGTTTCATCGCCTTTCGAAATGCACGGTCATCTCTGCGGGAAGTCATTTCGTGAAATTCTCTCGCTCCATAGGCTTTGCCTGTTTCGTAAATTTCTCCGGAGCCCGTTCCTTTCAAGTGTTTGAAGCCTTCGACGAAACCGGTGAGAAATGTAATTCGATCTTTTTCAGAATCATATTGTAGTGAAAGGCCTTCTGCTTTCTTGATAATCTTTTCATTCATACTGGCACCCGTAATATAATAAGTATATTTATATATTCTAATAATTCAGATCCCGCAAGTTCCCGATGATTTCCGGAAATCAATCGGGTCTTGAGATTTGATTCGGATCCTTTCTCAAATCTCAGCCGCCTACGGCTCGGCATTTTTTCCTTTTTTAAACTTTGCTATCCCTTTCGCTTCGCGCCTTGCGAAGTAGTTCCTTTCTCTCTTTCGGTGTTCCCCAACCGTCCATACGAATTTGCTCTCCTTGCTCGGTCAGGAATTTGAAGTCGTATGCGAGGATGTCGAATTTCCCGTTTTTGGTTTCGACGAAAATATCACGCTTCCCATCGTCTTCGATTTTATATACGAGTCGGAGTTTCACGCGGCCTCCGTATCGAGTTCATCTCGATTCCATGCTTCAACGGAATCTAACGCTGTTCGATAGAATATCGTAATTCTCTCACATTCTTCGCACTCAACGTAATAGTTCCAAACCCTGGTTCTATATCCGAAGTGTTCCTTTAACTCCGCAACGTTGCCGCAGATGCACGTTTTAGGCTTTTTCCAAACGGGCAGATTGGTTGTTTTCATGCGGCAAACCCGCTTGACTTAAGTAATATCGAGACTAACTTAGCGAGATGGAATCGGATCAGTTTTATGAGATTATTGAGGATATTCTCGAAATTTTTGAGAATCACGTTGGAGAAGAATTTCCTGAAGGGGACCCAATAATTTTTCCTTCCGTAAATGAAATTCTTTGGAACGAACCCCCTGCGGAAGTTTCGTTGCTTCTTGCATACTATCAAAAAGATGCGGATGAAAAATTGGCTCCCTTGCGATTCTGGGCGGGTGGAAGAAGTTATTTCAAAAGCCTTCTTACTCATTGCGATTTCCTCTCACCTCTACCGAACGAATATACAGATGGATTTGTCCTCTGCTTACGGACTTCGAAACAAGAACATGGAATTTCACCTTTGACACAAAACGATTGCGCCATTTTACTGGATAGCTTGCCGTGCGCATTGTTCAGTGATTTGAATGCAAGGATGACCGAATCAGGTTTTGATTTCATCGCTTGAATTACTGACAATTGCATAATATATCACCAATTTAAAGAGACAGCCGAGCTTGATTCCAGAATGATTGAACAGGATTGATTCTACGTTTCAATTTTCTTAATGAACGTTTAGCTTCTTGTTTCAAAGTTTCAAAGGATTCCGGACAAAAGTTAGGAAGAAGATATCGTTTCCATTTACCCCAAACATATTCGACGGGGTTTAGTTCCGGAGCATAAGGAGGTAGAAATTCAATTGTGATTCTACCATTCAAAGAGTTAATGAACTCATTGACGGCCAAGGAACGGTGAATATTGATTCGATCCCAGATGATGATCAATTTCCCTGGGATATTGCGAAGTAGGAACTTAAGAAAATAAATAATATCTTCTTGTTTAGCTGCTCCCTTTAATATTTGAAAATATAAATTCTTTTGTGTAATTGCTCCGATTACGGAAATCTTTTTCCAAGACCCTACATGTGTAAGAACAGGCGTTTGTCCTACGGGGGCCCATGTGCGAAACACGGTAGGCACTTGCGTTAAACCGCTTTCATCGATAAAAACTATCTTTCTTCGTTCTTTTTGGGCTTTTTTTTAACTTTCAGCCAACGACGCTTCTTCCAATTTGAGATCGATTTTTCATCTCGTTCTTTAGCTCGTCGAATCGGCTTTTGTACACTAAAACCAATTCTACGTAATATTTTCCATACATGATCCGGATGATAGTGGATCCAAAACTTCTTTTCTATTAACTTTCCTACACGACGACAAGTCCAAATCGGCGTATCGAAACCGTGTCTCATTGGACCTTCGATTAACATGCGTATGAGTTCTTCTACTTGCGATTCCATCAAGCGAGGAAGTCTACCGGATCGACCGTTCCAAAGAACCGCTTCTTCACCTCCTTCCTCTACTTGTTTCTCCCACTGTCTTACCGCATGCCGACTCACTCCAAGACGACGCGCCACTTCAGATCTTGGCATCCCTTCCCTTCGAAGCTTCAGTCCTTTTAAACGACGTTTCTCTAATGCTTTGAAATCTCGTTTCACTCCCGCTATATTACCCATTTATACAGTCTTTTTTTATGAGATTATTTGGGTACTCCTTTTGGGAGATATATTATGCAATTGTCAGTAGGCGGCCTCTTCGAGTTCCAGAAATTTCCTGTGGTAGGCCGTTCCTTTCAAGCCAAGTGCTAATCGCTCGAATGATTGCATAACCCGCTTCCGCCTTGGCTCTGCATTTCGTACGTCTGGGAATCGCCTCCATTCGTTGCTTCATTTCTTGAATTGATTCTTGTAAGTGAATCGTTTTCATGCGGCGAACCTCGGAGCGAATGCGGCTTTATAGATTGGATATACGAGATCGTATTGAGCTTTGCGAAACTCCTCCCAAGTTGTTACGAGTCCCTTATGCGTTGTGCGGTATTCGAAACGTTTTAGAACCATCCATTCGAACGCTTCTTCGAATGTAACAGGGTTTCCTAATATTTCTCTTTCTTTATGTTCTTTGTATGCTTCGCGGGCGTCTGCTACGGAAATCTCCCATTCGGTCAGGAGGATTTCGTTTACGCGTCTGTAGGATTTACAATTTTGAATACAATGGGAAAAAGTTGCCTTATTGATTGTATACTTGATTGCGAGTTCAGAGATTGTTTTTCCTGGCTTCGCAATTAGTTGGAGTTTTAACGCAGGAAATTGCCGCCCCCTTCTTTTATTGAACATGAGGAATTTCCTCAGAAGCAGAATGGAGAAGCCCTTCTTTTTCTAATAAAGTACGTATATTGTGACCAGGGGCGATACCACTCAGTACTTGGGTTACATAGCCGTAATTTAAGTTATGGATACGGGTCCATTCAGCGACACTCCCATGCCGGTACCTAAGCTCGGTTTTGATTTTTTGTCTGATTTCCTTCGGAATGAATCGTAATTCCGAATCCAAAGAAGGATTGGAATTTTCCTCTACTCCAAAATTGTTTTTGTTCATGGTTGACCTTCGCTCGTGCCGAAATAATATCTGATTAACTATTAGTAATATTTTTATCTAATAGTTAAAAATAACAATCAAAAAAATTTCTGAAAGTAATTTTTTTAGGGAACATTCATCTAGTAAATGTTCCCTGGAGGCACATGGGCGACCGGATCTCGCTATTGATTGAAACGCTGGGAATATCGAAGAAAGAATTTAGTGCAAAAGTTGAAATATCCCAACCGTTTTTAAGCCTACTGATCAGTGGGCAGAGGACACTTTCTATAGAAACACTTAGTAAAATATCGCAATTGTTCAGAGTAAACGTTCACTGGCTTATGACTGGAGAAGGGCCAATGTTTCAGCCTGGTCCCGAGGAGATTCAAAAATCGATCTCGGCAATGGAAGATCTTCGCAAATTGCATTTTCGAATGCAAGCCAAGCCAATATTAAAAGATGTGATTCAAAGCGTAGACGAATTGGATAAGGTCGATCCAGGAGGGTTAGAAATCATTAGGGACATGATCCATAAACTTTTGAGCAACAAAAAAACATAGTATTTCGTTTGCGATCCTATCTCTATGCTCGTAGTAGGAATATTGCTGTTCCATTGAATAACTATGAACGAATCGATCGATTGCACCTTTTATTTCCGATAACTCGCTTTCAAATCGAAGTAATTCTTTAGTATCCAACATCATTTTTATTTCCTTATCACCTGTGTAGTATGAATAAATCCTCCGACAAAATCAAATCTAAATTTTGCAAAAATATTGCTTTTCTCGCGAGTTATGTGGCATTGAGACCTTGTGGCCGCAATAATTGCATTGATTTATCGAATCATTTTTAGCGTTGGAATGGAGGCGCGGGGATCGGATTTAGTTCTTCCAAATTTCATTGATTCAAAATGCCCAGACTATGGAATCCTTTCACCCGGTCCCGAACTGGAAAAAGCAAGGTTCGAAGGTGACCCAACAAAGATTTGGGTAAAAAATGTAAAAGGTGACCATACGGTCGTTCCAGCATATACCGCAACTGACGCTCTTAAAATTTATGAAGGTTGGGAATTTCGTCAGTTTTTAACGGTATATGAAATGGTCTGCGGTAAAGGGTTGAAACCACCATTTTACGACATGATTCCATACGTTGAATCTGAGTCTCTAAGGGAATGTATTCGAAAAGGCAATAGTTCAAACAATCCCCGCGCCGAAGCGGAATGTTACGAGGAAGCAAATGCTCAAAAAAAATAAACCGATTCTAATTCAAGTTATTCTAATATTATTCGGATTTCTATATTCGATTCCGATCTATGCCGAGGAATCATCTTACGCATTGGATGCGCCTTGTCAAGAATTCGGGAATTATTCTAATCTGGAAGAAATCAAGAAAGCAAAATTGAAAGACGATCCTTCTAAAATTTGGGTTAAGACGGTCAAGGGAGAACGGATCTCCGTTCCGGCTACAACAGCTTACGACGCGATTCAGCATTCAGACGAAAAGAGTTTTCGCGAATTTATGAAAACATACGAATCCATTTGTGGAAAAGGATCTAAGCCTCCGTTTTACAATTCGATTCGTTTTGCTGCGGAAGTTGAACTCAAAAATTGCGTTGAGAAATCGAAGAAATTCAGAAAATCTCCTGTCATGCGCACCAGTTTTTGGAAATCAAAAGCGGAACAACTATCAATAACGATTTGCTACGATACTCGAAATGCGATTGCCGGAAATACTTCTCTACCCGATCCTCCCATGGATCCAAAGTGTCCTGATTTTGGAATCCTCACTCTTAAAAAGGGAGATTTGGATAAGTTCAAATTAAAAAATGATTCTCAAAAAATTTGGGTTCGTACTTCGAACGGAGATAATATAGCAGTTCGGGACGATATGGCAACAGAAGCATTTAAGATTTCAAATGATGAAGGGCTATTTTACCATTATGTAAACTTTGCCATAGTCTGCGGAGAAAAAATCCCTCCTTATTTTGACATTATTCCGTATCTTGAAGAAGATAGCGCGACAGGATGTATTCGATATGCCGATAAAAATAACCCACGCGCCGAAGCAGAATGTTACGAAAAAGCAAATGAGATTTTTCTAAAAGACAAACTTAGAAAAAAGTAACCTATCTCCCCAAAATCGCAATCAAACCCTGAATTAAACCCGCCGCTTGTTTGCGAGTGAGCAAATCAAACGACTTTCGATATTGTCTTTTGGAAAACGTGTCTAAATCAATATTGTAAAAACCCTTTTGATTGATTTTGTAACAAAGGCTTTTCGCCAACTGAAGTTGATCGTAAGAACGTTTTTGAAGTTTCCTCTTTAAGATTGAAATCGAATCGTTCGGTTTTTGTTTGAAAATCCTTTGGCGCTCCGCTTCTAAAACCCCGATTACCGTATTTGCCTGTAACGCGCTTAACGCAGAAATCGACTCCGAGCCTGTTTCATTTAAAACGATTTCATACACCTTCGGTTTGGATACACCGGCTTCTCTTGCGGTCACCCAGAGTTTTTTCAATTGGTCCGAATTGATTTTACTGTCCGTTATCATCTTCTAAGTCCCTTAAAGAATGATACGTTCGTTTTTTCTGATTGACAACTCTAATTTTGCATATTAGTAAACGATTAACTATGAACGCACTCGCAACAAAAACATCAAAAATTAAACTTTCATCTCATATCAGAAAGCTGTTTTACTCGCCGAAAGAATTCGGTAGAATTTTAGGAAAGAGCGAAAAGACGATACTACGTTGGGATGAACGAGGAGATTTTCCTTTTCCAAGATATGATTTTGGAGAGCGAAGTTCAGGCTGGCTGATCTCCGACGTAGAGAAATGGCTCAATTCACGGGCAAGTAAAAAAGATAAGACATAGCGGACATTTGAGTTTAACGTTTTACTAAACCACTTTCTATCAACAACACATAGGCTATTCTTGCCGTGTGCCAAAAGCAAGTTCACAATTCGACTCGAACGGATATCTAAGATTAGAATCCGGGCTTCTTCTCCATAACTCTGGCGTTGCGCGGGGGGAATTCCGTTCTCTCCACGCCGACTTTTTTCAGAGTGAAACTTCCATAAATACAGGAGATGCCTCTGGACTTATTGAAAACGAAGAATTTGCGGAATTCAATTTCCGTATGTTGTCCGCGGTTTTAATTCCAGGATGGTGGACCGATCTTCGAAAACCGGGAGTTTTGGAATCCGCCGTAAAACTCTTCGCAACAAAAATTTACACAGATCACCAAAGAACCGTTCGTAACGCGATCGGAATTACTCGCAATCCTGTATTCACAAATCGTAATGGAACCCCGGGGATTGATTCTGTATTCAGGATTTTTAAAGCGTTTGGGTTAGATGTTATCGCGCGGTTAAAAACGTTACCAGCGCTAATCGATGCGAACTCGGTTGGAATCACATTCACGTATGAAAAGTCGCATCCTCAGTTGGAAAACTTCTATGAACGCTTAGGCGAAGTCGTTGATGGACAAATCGTAAGACTCATTGTAACAAAAATTCTTTCCATTCCGGAAACGAGCCTCGTTGCCATTCCTGCGGATGATACCGCCAGGAAGTTTACGGAATTCGATTTCCCAAATAGCAATCTTTTAAACCCAAACTCAAACAATCAGGAGGATAGAATGAAGATCAAACGCGCATTTTTATCACTTCTGGGGGTTGATTCCCAAAAATTCGGTCTGTCCTCTGGGGAGGGCGAATCTGTGGAATTACCGTCGGAAAAAATGGAATCCGTGCTGGAAGAAGCGGGGAAAACAATCGCAAAACTGCAAGACCAAGCGCGCCAAAGCGCAGTTTTGCAAAACAACCTAAACCAGTTCGCCAAACTTTTTGGAAGCGATACGTTTCCGGAAAACGTAGACTTCGCATCCAAGGTTACCGAACTCAAAACCCTTTTGGAAGAACCGAAAAAGCTACTTAGTGCGGAACGAGAAAAGGCCGTCACCGCATTCCGCGCTTTCTCGAAAAACAATCCCGATCCAGTTATCGAAGGTTTGATCCAAGGTGCAAACCTCGAGCAGGCGAAGGCGTTTTTAAAACAGTACGGCGCTTCCTTAGAAAATTCGCATCCGCTTAAATGTGAAGACTGCGGTTCGAAAAAAATCAGCCGCGCATCCGGAAGCTTGAGCGAACCGCAAGGCGGCGAGATTTCCCAAAAGAAAGCCAACCCGAACAGTTTTAAACTGAGTAAGAAATAAAAGGAGAACGAACATGCCTTTAGACGAAGCATTCGATGTCGGTTATCGTGGAATCATAGAGCCGAAAACGATCACCGTAAAACATCAATCTCTGACGAAAGCCGACGAAGGCAAACCGGTTAGGATTTCTGCAAACATGGAAGTTGTCCTCTGTGCAGACGGAGATTCTCCGGTAGGACAAATCGTTTCCGTAGATGAGAAAAAGAAAGTACTCGGACTTCAAGTAAGTGGAGTCTTTGAATACGCGTATTCCGGACCGGATCCGGTTCCAGGTTTTCTGAACATCCAAGGAGACGGAGCCGGGAAAATCAAGTCCGTCTCATCCGGAACCCGTGTTCTCGCAATCTCGGTCAATACCGGATCTAAAAAACTTGTTTGTGTAATATAAGGAGAAAAGAAAGTGCCACACGTAAAATTAGACAACGGACTCGTTCGTCTCGACCTACAAGCAGAGGCGTATTCCGACGCGAAACGCGACGGGCTTTCCATGAGCGAGTTCATGGAAAAAGAAGAGTCGACCTTCGGATACGATCCGGAAACTCCCGTCGGAAAAAATCTTTCCGCATTCGAACGCCAACTCATGGCGAATGACGTTCCAATCGGCGAGGCTTCGTTTTCTGTAGATGACTTTATCAAAGCGTCCAATCAATCCAAGTATTTGTTTCCCGAGTTCGTGAACCAAAACATTTACATCGGGATGAACATGGGTCAGCTCCAAGTAAAATTGGAAGATACTCATTCCGTGAAAACTCGAATCAGTCAAGGCGCGGCACGTTCCGTAGCGTTTGACATCGAAGGCTCCGATCTCACCGCCAAAAAAAAGGCGAAGGAAAGCGGAAGTAGATTTCCAAAGGCTACGATCAAAACTCAGGACAAAGCGATTGAAACCAGTCCGGTCGGACTCGAAATCGATTTCACCTACGAGTCTTTGAAGAGAATGCAAATTCTCAAAGTGCAAAACATCTTTCAAGTTTTTGGCTGGAAGCTTTCCCAACAGATTACGAAGGAAGCGTTACGCGTCATTAAGATTGGCGACGGAAACACCGGAACAGAAGCGTCGTCCTCTCAGACGGCTGCGAGCGCTTGGAAATACTCCGACGTTGTAAATCTTCTTTTTTCCGCGGATAAGGGAGTGGAGTTTACTCACGCAGTCGTAAGCAAAAACTTTTTAGAGAAGATGCTCACAGACGAAACGAACTTCAAACAGTTCCAGTCCATGAATCTTCTCGAAGGTTACGTAAAGACAGGCCAGGTTCTAAACTTCTTCGGAGTCAATTGGAAGACCCATCCGGACATGGACGATGACACAATCCTCGCCTGGAACAAAGACGTGACGCTCGAACTCTACGAAGATTCTGCCGGACAACTCGTTGAAAGCGATCGTTTCATCAGAGAACAGATCGAAGGAACCGTAATCAGTTACGACTTCGCGTTTGCAAAACTCTTCTCTGCAAGCTGTCACTTGAAAACGAAAAAGCCGTAATCGGATCATCAAACGTATGTTAAACGAAGTCGCAGAACTCAAAAAACAACTCAGGATAAAACCTAAAAGCTTGGATCTTTCCGACGAAAGAAGCGGAGATTCTTTTTCTCCGTACGAGGAGTTTCTTGAATCTGCGGCGACGCTTGCTCGCGTGAGAATGACTTCGTGGGGAATTGCAATTCCCGATTTACCTCCATATACAACGCCACTGCGGATGGCCGAAGTCCTTCTCATCAAAGCCGAGATCGTAGAAGAGTTCGGATACAACGAAGGATTTGATCCGGAAGAGATCTCAACAGGCGGCGGTGAAGGAACAAAAGTGAAAAGGTCTCGCATGGGTGCGGAAGAACGCGGTGAAATCGTAGAAGGATTTCGTAATAAAGCCTACTTTCTTTTATTCGGAAAACAACCTTCCGAAACTCCGGGGGTTGCATGAGTATCCATTCGATACTGGACCGTGCTTTTGAAAAAGGAGCGCAAGAAAGCATCAAGATTCTGACTCCAACGTTAGTTCCTGCTCCGTCCGGATTGAACGCTTCTAAAAAAATAACGTATAGAGGCGGTAAGGACATCCTTTGTATTTGGGTTTGGAAAGACGCGGCATCCGACAACGAAGTCGGAGAAAGGCAGGAATACCGTGCCGTTTGCCAGATACGCCCGGAAGATTTGGAATCGGAAATTCTCTCCCAAGAATGTAGGATCGAGAAAGACAAATCGGAATGGCTCGTCGATACGATTCACCCGGTACAAGAGTTGGAAGGATTTTCTTTGATACGAATCGAAGTTCGTAAACCGAAAGCGGGAGGAAACAAAGTATGAGTAGATCGAGTTTTCTTTCCGTTACCGATACGTTTGGCCCAGCGCTTTCCAGTGCGGTTTCCAAAGGACAAGACAAGTTATCAAAAGTACAGGACAAAAACGCGACGCTTGTGCAGGCAAATATCATCAAAGGAATTCGTTCTCAAAAATACAAGTCCGGTTGGCCCGAACTTTCGGAAGCGACCAAAGAGAGAAAGAAGGAAAAAGGAAAGTCTCCTTTGACTCTCATCGAAGACGGGGACTATTCCGCGTCATACGAAATCGTTACGATAGACGACTCTACGACGATCGTAGGAACCAACTCGATACAAGCCCGCGCGTTGGAACGAGGATTCGAAACAAAAAATATTCCTGCGAGACCGCACGTAGGACCTGCATTGGAAGATTCTAAAGAACGAATCATCCAAAATTTCAAAGAAGCGATGCGGGAGATTTTTAAAAAATGAGAAAGTCTCACATCGACTTCCTTCGCGAGATGGTGGAAAGTATTCGAATCGAAGGAAACGTAGTGTTTCCTCCGGATCGATTCTTTGAATACCAGCCTCCACTGGACGAGATTCAGGAAAAAATTCCGTGTGCGATTCTAAAATACTCGGACCCTACAAACGTTTTGGGAAGAAAAATCAAACATCGTTTAGGAAGAATCGTTCGAGGCAATTCCGTTTTCGTTCAGAACGCGGTGCGTCATGCGAAACAGGAGTTTAAGTATACGATCGACTTTTGGTTGAACGATCCGGATGCGGACGTAGTCAGTTCCGTTCTAAACCGCGGAATTTTGGATCAATGTCTTTTGTTTGTGAGTCTTCGGACTTGGATTAAATCGGAGGAACAAATCCCGATTTTAGTACGTCTCGGAAAAACTGGAATTTTAGACGATTCTGCAAAAGAAACCGGAAACTACAAACTCTACGTGGAAATCGTTTTTAAAGACGGTCTCTACACGATCGAAGAAGAGGAAACATTAGCCGGAACGGAATTGGAAATCGAAGATCCGGTCGTAGAAGGAATATAACGGATGAACAGTCTTAAAAATATATTATTATTTCATAAAGTCATTGTATTCAAAGGAGAGTAAACTATGGCGATAGGTTCGGTTTCAACCACTCACGTTTCCGGAGGACTCGGAAACAGTTTTCCGTATGAGGATAAAGTCCATGCAAAAATCGGTCAAGCGGAAGGATACACCGCAAATACGCCGATCCTCATTTCTTCGTACCAACAAGGAAAAGACGTTTTCGTAAAGGGAGAGTTGGTCGATGCCTTAAAACAACACTTTGAGGAATTCGACGAAAGCCAGGGCGAAGTCCCGGTTCCGGTCCTTTGTATTCGTCCGGAGAACGATCAAGTCGGAAGCGTGGATCCCATGATCCCTGGTCCGGCAAACACAGGTTTAGCGAACGCTCCTACGATTTCCGGGACTCCCGTCGGAAACAGGGAAGTAGTATTAAAAATTACGAAAGCGGGAGCGCTTGGGACCGCGGAGTATCGTAAAAGCGAAGACGGTGGGGATACGTTTGGACCTCTGCTTGTAACTCCCGTTTCCGGGGTTATTGCACTCTCCGTGGGTGTAACCGCAACGTTTCATAACGGCACAACTCCCGCGGATACGTTTCATGCAGGAGATACGTTTGCATTTACTATCAAAGGCCCCGATGCGTCTCCAGGAGCAAGGCTCATCGCAATCGAGTCTCTAAAAACAGTAGATCAAGGGAACACTCCTTTCTATTGGTTCCACCACATTGGTGGTGTTAGTCGAGAGTTTGCAATTTCGGTTTCTACACTTCTCGAAGAGATGAGGACCCAAAATCTTTTTCGTATCTTCGCCGTTTTGGAAATTGAACGAAAGTCTACATCCGAATCCGCGGAAACGTATTTCCTCAGAATTCAAGATGAATGGGACTCGTACGAAAACGAAAAGGTTTGTGTAGTCGGAGCGGAAGGTCGCTACATTCCCGGCGGGATTAACTCGAACGGCGGTTGGAACGCATCTCTCGAACTCGCTGTAACAATCGGAGAATGGAGAAATGCGGCGACGTTTCTTTGCGCACGTCTTGCGGCTCACCCTGTCAACGTTAGCGCTGCTTGGGTTGCTAAAAATAAATCCAGAACCTTGATCGGAATCAGGTACTGGAACGAAGGGTACAAAGGTTATCAAACCGCATTCGACGATTTAGGTCTTACCATTCTCCAGATCTATCCGGACTACCAAGGTGTGTATATCGCAAGCGACAACCTCATGGCCGGATCTACTTCCGACTTTCAGTATATTCCGGAACTAAGACGTGCAAACAAAATGCACAGAATCGTTTATCGGGAATCCCTTCCGTTTTTGAAATCGGATACGGAAACGAACTCCGGAAGCGGAGGTTTGGACTATTTCAAGGCTACGATCGACGCGAAAGTTTCTTCCGAAATGGAACGTGCGGGAGAAGCGGAAATTTCAGGTCACGAAATCAAATTGCAACCGATCAAGACGTTAAACGGAAGAAAGGTTCTTCCTGTAACGCTCAAGATGTACATCAAAGATAGGATCGATGCGATTCAGTGGTCCACCGAATTCGCATTAGCATAATCAAAATTAAAAGGAGGAAATCAAAATGCCAAAGCCAGGAGATATTTTACCGCAGAGTTTAAGTTTCGAAAACTTTAATTTGAATATGTTCGGTCGAGAGATTATCAAATTTTCTAAATTTGATTTGGACTATGAATCCGACATCGCGTTTAAATTGGGGAAAGGTGGAGAACCTGTGAGTTGGTCCGTCAAAAGTTACAAGCGAGCTGCAACGGCAACGATAGAAATTGATGAGTTGAAGTATATGATTCAACTTGCCATGCCGTTTGGTGGAGATCTTTTGAAACTTCCGCCATATCCATTGACAGCGAGATGCGAAGTCGAAAGCGGAACGCTTCTTTTGATTGTACCGGCTGTCAAAATCACAAAATTCAAATTGCCAGTTGAAGTAGCAACGGACGCTACAGAAACAGATCTTGGTCTTGCGGTGACAAGCTATCCGATCATTACGTTTACCTAATACAAGGAGAAGAAAAAAAATGGAGTTACAAGGCTCTCAAAAATTTAACGACTACCAACAGGCAATCGCAAGCCTACCGAAAGGATACGTCTTGATCGACGAAGAGTTTCTTGCACGTTACGAGGTGGAAATCGAAGCGATCAAGGACTTCCTTGAGGACAAGGGCGGTCTTCACCTGATTCAAGTGGACGAATATTCCACTCTGTGCAGGGTTCCGTCGAAGGACATGCTTTCGAAAGTCAACGAACGATCCAAAAAACTCGATCCGATCGAAGCGGACATCGATTTCGTAAATCGCTGCTTGTTGTATCCAAGCGCCGAAACGTTTTCCGGTTGGATTGGTGGCGGAGCGCCGGGGCTTGCGGCTTCGATTTCCCGTAAAATTTTCGAACTGGCAAAACTGAACCAAGAGGCGGTTTCAAAAAAGCTTTAGAGGATCGGGAAGCGGAAATTCGTTCGGGGTTCGGGGCGCTTGAGAATTTAATTCGCCTTTTATTGCCCGATGTTCCCGTTCCGGATCCGTCTGACGCGGAAGAAATCGCAAAAAGAAGCAAAGATCTGCAATGGACACAGGAAAGGATTGTCGACTTGATCGCGGCGGGTGTTGCAAAAGGAATTGCAAGAGCATTCGACAAGTGACAATCTCTTGTTTACAATAGGTTAGTATTTTAGGATATAGGAATAGAAGATATGGCCAAAGATTGGAAAGGTTTTGATCCAAAAAATCCTACGGCGAGCGATTTGATTCCGTTCGCCGGAGTGATCTACTTTTTCTTACATCTTTGGTCTTTCTTTCCACTACTCGGAATCATTCCGGCATTGATCGTCATTCCGTTTAATAAAAATAAATTTCTCAAATACCTACCTCTTGTAACAAACCTTTGTATGTCCACGGCTTACCTGCTTCTTAAGTAGGAATAGATGGATACATTCGAACTCGGTGTTGTTTTAAGTCTCAAAGACTACGTATCCGGTCGCCTCGGCGAAATCGAGACACGGTGGAAAAATGTTCGAAAGAGCATGGACGATACATCCGCGTCCGCAAGGCTTTTCGATCGTTCTATGGGAATGGCTCAAACCGGGCAGAAAATGTTGGAATACGGATCGGGTGCATTGTACTTTTCGAAATCTCTCGTCGATGCAGGTCTTGAAGCGGGTAAGCTTGAAAAAAACATTGAATCGTTAGGCGTCACCAAAGACGAAGTTTCTAAAATTTCTTCTGAAGTTCGCACCATGACAGGCGACTTAGGGATAGCTCAGGAAACGTTTCTTTCCGGAATCTATGACATCAAATCTGCCGTATCCACTTTAAACCCAGCGGAACTCTCCAGTGTCGCAGGCGCCTTAGGTAAAGCTGCCATCGCAACCAAAGGGGATTTTGCGGGTCTTGCGGATCTGTTTGGTACAACACACGCTCAGTTTAAAAAAATGTACAACGAATCGGACGCGGCATTCGCATTGCGTTTTGCAAATACTCTTTCGTTATCGGTTCAGAAATTTAAAACGGACGGCGCGAAGATGCAAGCCGCGATGCAAGGACTCGGCGCAACAGCCGCCGGAATGGGGGTTAAACTCGAAGAGCAAATGGCGGTTCTCGGGATGCTTCAAAATACGATGCTTCCCGGTGTTGCGGGTACAAGTTACCGTGCTTTCTTGAGTTCTGTGGGCGAAGGATTTAGTAAACTTGGGCTCAGCGCTAAGAACGCACAGGGTCAAATCAAATCCATGCCGGAACTTTTGGAAGCAATGAATAAAAAGTATTCAAAAGCTTTTGTAATCGATCGAGCAACCGGCAACAAGGTCTTAAAACTCGACGCAAGAAACGAAATTAAAAAAGCGTTGGGTTCGGAAGAAGCGGTGGCCGCGCTTGAAAACCTTCTTCCGAAAATGGGAGAGTTAAAAACTTCGATTTCGGAAATCAAAGACGCGAACCTAAGTGGAACCGCGGAAGCTTTGAACAAAATGGCAAACATCAATCAGGACAATCTTTCGCATCAATTGGAAAGGACTTCCGAAGTCTGGAAGAGTTTGAAGACAAGTCTCGGTCAAGACGTAGCCACAGGCCCGATTCTTTCCATCGTAAAAGGATTCGGGGATATGCTTTCGGGAATGACGAAAATTCTGGATCAAAATCCAGGACTCAGGAAATTTCTTTCTTATTTGATTATCGGTGGATCCGTCGCTTTATTTTTAGGAGGCGCATTCACTACGCTTGTCGGCGTTATTGGAATGTATACGGCCGTGACGAGTTCCGCCGCGGCTGCAAAAATTTTCGATACGATTGCAACGGTCAAAAACTGGGCCGCTAAAGTTGCAAATAGAACGGCGACTATCGCTTTGGCAGTCGCAGAATACGCGTTAATCGGTATCGTCGGAGCCGCAATGTATTCCTGGAAAGCCCTAACGTTTTTGTATGGAATCATGACGAGTCGAACGAAGGCGCTTGCCGCTTGGCAAACCATTCAAACAGGTGTCACAACCGGACTCACTTGGGCGTCGAATCTTCTCAATGCTTCCCTTTGGGCAAATCCGATCACTTGGGTGGTCGCCGGAATTCTTCTTGCGGTTGGTGCTGTGGCCGCGGCTGCTTATTATTGGAATGAGTGGACGAGTGTCGTTTCCAATGCTTGGAACGAACACAAAAATCTAATCTCCGTTCTTTTGCTTTTAACCGGACCGATCGGCTGGACGATCGCGGCCTTGGTAAAGATCAAAGACAACTGGGCTTCTATCGTTGGATGGGTGGACAAGGCGGTCGCCGCGGTAAAAGTTTTTTTCGGAACCGGAGGAGACAAGGTCGTCATCGGAACTACACAAAATACCATTAAGGCCGTCTCTCCGGATCCCGCAAAAATTTCTGCAAAATCCGATTCTATGGGCATGGGTAGCGTGGACAAGATGCTCACTCAGACGGGCAGCGCAAAACTTGATTTAAGTAATCAAACTCAATACTCTAAAGCATTAGAAATGCCTAAATTAGATCCTTCTTTATTGAATAGCCCGCTGCAAGGTTATCCGAACGGATCCGGCAAACAGGCGATACAAATCACAATCAAAAGTCTTGTTGATAAGGTCACCTTTCAAAACAACTCATCCGGTTACAAAGACGCCGGAGATTGGGTCGGAAATACCCTTACAAATGAAATCAAAAAATTGGCAAATCAAGGAAATCCTATGACTCCATACGGACTTCAATCTGGAGGAACTCAATAATGTTATTAGACCCAATGCCAGGAGGCTCATTCTTAGCGGTTACGGGATCCGATTTGGATCCTGTAAAAATAGGAGGTTATATTTGTCCCAGAGGAACCAAAGTTACGATCTCGCAGGAGAAAAATTATTCCAAAACTACCGTTCCGGGACGAGAAGGGACGATCAAAGAAGTTGTGAGTTTTAACGACTGGCAACTTACGATTGAGTTTGAATTCGTGAGCAACACAGGAATGCAGTTAGGTGCAATTTCGGAACTACGAGATATTAAATCGAAATGGAAGGAAATGGAATCCCTTTCCATCATTCACCCTAAAATCAATGCGCTTGGAATCATCTGGGTTTTGCTTACGCGAATCGAATTTCCCGACGAGGACCGAGGATATGAACTTCCCGTACGAATCGAAGCAATCAGCGACGACCCTTTATTTAATTTGGAGACTCCTTCCAAATGAATGAGCGTGTCCATTTAGTGAAAGAGAACGATACGCTTCAAAGAATCTCTGCGTTTTACTGGGGGGATTGGACCCTGTGGCCTCTCCTTCGAGATTCAAATTCGTATTTGATCCAAAAAATCGGATTCGATTGGCCCGAGAAATTGAAAGAAGGAATCGCCTTAAAAATTCAGATGAATCTTCCCACTTCGGACTTGGACCATACTGTAGTCGAAAGCGACTCTTACGAGTATTTGAGTTTATTCTACTATTCTACAGAACATTTCAGCGAACGAATCCGAAATGAAAATGAGCGAAAAATTCTTCGATATTCAATCGGTAGTAGAATTACGATTCCCGCACTTGTGGACCTGCGTGCATTTCAAGCGGCCAAAGCGAGGATACAAACATGGCTTTGATCATGAAACAACGTTTACTGATTGGAGGCAAAATACTCCACAAAATTTCGGAAGCGGAACTCGTTTCCGGAAGAAAGGAGCCACACTCTCAGCTGACAATCAAGCTCCCTAAGATGAAAGGCTACGACAACAAAGCATTCAAAAAAGGTGATTTAGTGCAGTGGTGGGCTTGGTATGAAGGATACAAAGAATCTCTCGAATTCGAGGGTAAGGTGGTTAGCATATCTCCGAAAATGCCTCTGGAAATTGTTTGCAGAGATGGAATGTATGACCTTCAGCTTCAAACCGTAAATTTCCATATCAATAAAATGACAGTCGGGTCACTGGTAAATCGCTCTACGCGAGGAGAAGTAATTTGTAAGATTGACCCTGCAATTGCAAACGAGTTGGTAGGCGATGACTTGGCCGCAGGCAGACGAGTGGCATTTGTTTTACGTCGTTTGGCAAAACAAGGAATCGATTCTTTTTTTCGTCGAGGAGTTTTAATCGTCCAAAATCCAACTCGAATTTCGGCTCCCAAGGAAAAGAAAATCTTTCAATTGGGTCACAACGTAATCAAGGACAATCTTTCCACGCGGGAAAATAGACCGATCAAAGTAAAATTAAGAAGTTATAATATAGACACAGGAAGAATACAGGAAGCCACCTTTACCGAACATGGCGGCGAAGAACTTGTCTTTGATTTAGACGGAATCTCCTATTCTGAACTCAAGAAAAGAGCCAAAGAAATCTATCACGAAATCGCCGGAACCGGGCTCGTAGGAGACTTTGAGACATTCGGCGCCCCTTCCGTTCAACATTCGGAAATCATAACATTCAAAGACCCTAATGACAAAGATAGATCGAAAGACATCTTCGTGGACAAGGTTGTGAAAACTTGGTCTGCGAAAAATGCAACTTTTAGACAAGTCATCCATACTGCCGTCGTAAAATTCAAGGATGCCAGATGAGCGTTGCACAAGATTTAGTTTCTCTTTTCTTTTCCGAATTTACGATCAATTGGGCGACGATGGCGACAGTCGTTCGTGTTCAGGAAGAACCGGAAGATTCCGGAAAACCGGGCCTTCTAACGGCAACGATCAACGGTGCAAACAAGGAAAACATACGTTGGTTTTGGCCAACCAAACCCGCTCCGGGAAGCCGTTGTATTATTCTTTTTGGAGACAACAACACAAGTAGAGCGGTAGCAATCGGTTTCAATAAGGTTGCAAAGATTAAAACAAAGGTCGCGGAACTCTGTGAAATTGAAATAGACGAGCAGGGATTTAAAATCGATCATTCCGAGCTACTTTCCGTTGTCGGTAAACTCACGGAAGGTGAACTCACTTTAAAAAACGGTCCTACCTTAGAAGTTACATTAGACTCCATTCAAAACAAAATCAACCTCAAAGGAAAGGTGGAGATTGGAGACGCAACCATTTCGGGAGTCGATACAAACGCTTTAGAAACTTGGATGAACGAAATCGTTTCTTCCTTGCAAGGTCTCTACGCTGCGATTCAAAACTCGCCCACAGTTCCTATGGACGGAGGTGCGTCTTACAAAGCAGGACTTGCGGGAGCCATTTCCGCGAAACCGATTCCAACAGTTCCAAGCGATTTAAAAGTTTCGAATCTTAAGTACGGAAAAACGTAAACTTTGTCCGCGATCTCAAATTTGAATTTTGAAACAAAAAGGAGAATAAAAATGAACGATATGGTAACAAAAAAAAATTGGGATGAGTTTCGATCGACCGGACTGGTTCTGTTTATAAATCACTTCTTACACATTTTTGGTTGGGCTCTTGTCTTCGAATGTAGTGATCAAAAGGTCATTTCCGTTTACCCTGCGAGAGTAAAATATCGAGGGTTTCCAGAAACAGCAACGGATGAGGCGTTCAAAAAGGTGACAAATTATCTACAGGATGCGATCGAAGAACTTAAAAAAGAAGTCGAGGAATGAACTTCGTCCGCTATCTCGCACAAAAAAATAGCAGACATAGCGGACATTCATTCCAATCAATTACTCGAATCACTTGCTATAATCTTTCCCACAGATAACTTCTATCTGTGGATTTTTTAACCGACGCACTTACATCCGATCTACTACTGGATTCTAAAAACTTTGATTTTGCGGATAACGAATCGGAAATGGAAGTCGTGCGCTCGATGGTGATTGAAGCCTTCGACATGACCCCTGCGGACGACATCGATTTTCCGGAAATGTATAGCAACCAGAGAAAGCACCTCTACGAAGACGACGATAGCGGTCCTCAAGAAAGGATGAATGACGCTTTTAGAATCTTATCTCAATTCCCACAAATCGATTCCGACACGATCAAGATTTCAATCCTCAAAGAAGGGCTTTCGATTTACTTCCGATTAAAAAGCGGTGAAGAACTCGCCTTAAATCTTGGAGGGAATTCTTGATTTTATTCACTACAAAATCAAACGTTCAAAGAGAAATCGAGCGGTACGTTTCTAACTCTAAGGTTTTTGAAAGTCATGATTTTACTCGGGACTCCAAAGCGAGCACGATTCTAAGATCCCTCGCAAACGCAATCTATCTTTTCATCGATCAAAATCTTGTAGCGCTTCAAAAGGCGATCCACTACCACACGGCGGAAGAAGAGGATCTTCACGAATGGTTGAAACGGTACGGTCTTGAATGGAAAGAAGCGACTCACGCAAAACACAGAATCCGGATCGGTTCTAAAACACCTGTTCCTTACGAAGTTCTGATTCCTATCGGAAAAATTGTGGGAACTGGAGATCATAAGATTCAGTTTCAAATTACACAAGAATCGAAAATTCCTCCTTCAACACCTTCGGATTCAAGAGGTTTTCATACGGTGGAAGTGATTTGCGAAGCACTTCTTCCCGGCACAAAAGGCAACGTTGCTGGGAACGCAATCTCTGAAATCATCGATTACATAGAAGACTGCGACGTTGTGTATAACCCGAATACGATTCCTGAATTTGTAGCGCGTGACAGAGAAACAATCGCAAGCGTTCGGTC